GCTCTCAATGCCGGATCAGCTTTTTGTCCAAAAAGTGGTTGAAAGTCCACAGAATTTATAATCAAATTATCTGATATCATTTTGTAAGTGTCCAGACCAGCATAGGCTGTGCTGAGTTCGTTGATGGTAGGTGGGCTGGGTTCTGGCACTGTACCAGTGACATCTTGAATCCAATTTTGATAAGCGGTATAGTATGCATTGGTGACCACGTAAGAGTCAATAATATTGGTACTGCCAGGGTCAATGCGATTGGTCAGAGGACTGTTGTGTCGATACTGGAAATATAAATCTTGTCGACCTATCCTGGCAACATATGATGTGTCAACAGTGAGCACTCGATCGCCAGTGCTGTTAAGAGTCATGGTATAAAAAACTTGATCTGTTATTGCCCGACCAGAATACTGATTGTAAGCATAAAATGTTTGCCCCACATTGTATTGCCCCAGTACCAGTTGAATTGAAGCCTGTGTGGGATAATCTGAATTGACCACACCCTTGTTGACCAAAAGATATCGCTGTAGATTGTCAAAGTCTGTGGTTTGCTGGAAGAACACCAACTTGTGATTGGCATTGACGGTGGGTGCCACCAGATTGTCAAAGAAATCAGGATTTATGGGCACACTACTTCCAGGAACGCTTTCGAAACTGACTTCGACCTGGAAATCGTCTACCAGGCCATCAGTCAAAACCGGTTGAGCGATAATGGTCATTACGCTATCCTCAGGTAACGGATAATTCGAATCCGGCTGGCTGTTGATTTTGACCACGTTTATGTAATCTTTTACCACGGTTCCGGTACGACTGTCGTAGATTGGATCACTGGTATAAAAGAAAAATCTTGTTTCGGCCACGCTGCCAAAGAAATAATCCAATGATCTTGATATCACTGTGTAATTGGTACCGTTGGTGGTACACTGTATCAGCCAGCTGGCATCACTGTTGGTTCCGGCTGTGCTACCTGCATTGGTCAAACTAAATGCGGCATTGGTATCCAAATTTCCACTGGTGATCAAATACCAGGTGGCAGTAAGATTGTTATAGCCAAGACCAAAATTTTGATTGAGATAGATTTGATTTACTATGCTTTGTTTTAGTGTGGTAGGAATGTCTGTGACAAAAAGTGGAATTACCTGATTGGGGATAGCACCGGTAGGAATGTAAGTGTTCAATACCACTGGACCAACTCCGCTTGGTAAGTTGCCAAGACCTTGAGCAGTACCGGCCAAATATACCGCAGTTGGGCCAGCCCAGATGGACATTTTTTCGCTGGGTCGTGTGGCTGTGCCAGGTTGTAAATTGTTTTCCGCATCAAAATAATAGCCAGCAGGAGGAACAAATTCCACCAAGCTGCCTACCACGATATATCGTGCATTGTTGCTGGCATACGGACCAATCGGCACCGGAGCACCTGAACTATTTTGGAAATATCCCGTGGTTTCGTTGTTTAATACTGTGCTCTGATGCCAGGTATAATTTAGATTATATAGATCGGGTCTTGGAAAATTTGCATAGTAGAACTGTTGCATTCCGGCCTTGGCCAACAACGGATTGATTTTATTATAGACCACATCACTGATCTCGTTGACTGTGAGCCAAGAAAACAAAAATGCCGGTGTCAAATTGCTTTCATACAAGGCACCATCGCTGGCGAAAATGTTGGTGCTTGAGTATTTGCCAGTGCCATCAACTAGGTCAAGGTATCTACTGGTTCCTATACTGGCACGATTCACTGCTGTACTTTTTAGTATGCTGTTGTATTGTGTAAACGGAAACGTGGTATAATCTTCGCCGTTGACCATTCTATTTTGTGTATAATACTGTGCTGGTGCACGCTGTTTGATCGCCTGGATCGTTTCACGAGACTGTGCGTTGGTGACCGGCTCGGTGATTCCACATGTAAAAGTCAAGGTTTCAATCTGTCCAGTGCGGCTCACATAGCTGATTGGAATCTGTATGTTCTGCATTTCCTGTGGATTGATGATGTAGGTCAACCCATTGCTGGCTCTCACATAGGTTCTGAATGTGCCAACTGGTATAGTGCTGAATATACCATCGCCAAAATTCAAAGTTATCTGATCGTTGGCTCTACTGGCGATACTGTAGATATTCTGTGTGCCCGGGCTTAGTTGTTGTGCAGCCGCAGCGTAAACGCTGGGCACAGGAACCCAAAAATTCTGTATGTTGCCCACATTGTCCAGCTGATACAACCACACGTCGGTGTTGTTGATGCCGTCTATGTTGATGTTGACAGCACGATTTGAAATACGCTCGGCCAAATTAAAATCTTGATTTTGTAATGTGCCTTGTTTGAAGTAAAAAAAGTATCCGGTATTGGCACTGGCGAATCCCAATTTGTCATTGCGGAACAACACGTTAAATCTACCGTTGGGCAATGGTGGTGGTTCATACACGTATTCTTGTCCGGCTGATGTGGCGTTGACTGCTTCAAATGGCATGTTGACACCGTCAACTGTGGCAGTATAAGGAATCACCGGAAGATAACCCGGTACAAGATTAACCGTGTATTCTTGTGTGGTAATACCCAGGATGTCCTGTGTTGCTCCAGGGCGACCAAATCTTTGAGTATTGACCAGTGCGGCGTTGATGATAGTTGTAAACTGTTCTTGCCAATCTAGATTGGTGGGGTCGGCCCAATTTACTGTGATATTTTGTAGGTTGATACCGTTGTAGTCAGTGAGATTTTCTGTGGTACTGACACTGAATACTTTGAGATAGCCCGATGCTTCGGTGTTACGCAACGGTGTATAACTGACTAGGTTGGCCAGTTTGATCACACTGTCTCTACGTTCAGCAGTATCTAGATAATTTTCTCTGTTGTTTAAGTCTGTACGGAATGCTAGACTCTGTCCCATAAAGGCCATTACGTCTAGCAAGGCTATAAATTCGCTGCTTTCAATGTAGTCATTGAATGTTTCTGGATAGTACAAACGCAAGTAATCCACAAAACTTTTGCGCAGAGTTTCAAAATCGTAGCTTTGAAAATTGGCCTCGGCATAGGTCTGATAGATTTGTTTCCAATCTTCAACGCCAAATATTGCAGTTTGTCTTGTGGTTGTCGCCATGTCTGTTCCAGTCTGTAGATATTTATCTGATTAATAAACTGGTCAGTTTATACGTAGCTGGCCACACGCTGGGTTTGATTAAAAAAGATACTTAACTGTTGTGCTGTGGTAGTAGGTACTATGGTCAATTCCAGCTGTATCAGCAAACCATTTTGTTGTGGAAATACTTCTACGGAGCTGATGTAAATCCTGGGATCACCTCCAGCCACCCGCTGTACTTCATTGTAGACCGCCTGTATGGTATCTTGGGTTTGATTTTCAAATAGATTGTCCCACAATGTGGTTCCGTACCAGGGCAAGCCCACTACTTCGCCCTGTCTTATGTTGAACGCATTGAGCAAATCACGTTTGATCAATTCAAAATCAGTCAAGGTAAAATATTTGTTTTGGTTAATTGTGTTAAACCCGATAAATGTTGTCATGGTGTATTTACTCTTATACTAGCCCGTTTAATGCGTTTGAAATAACGCCACCGGGATTGTTTTTAAAATTAGATACTGTATTGGTCACATTCTGTACTTGACTTAATATTGCACCACCTTGACTTTTTAAATTTTGCAATATGTTTGCCGCCGCTGTTACATCGGCACTGGCATTTAGACTTATGCTGTTTTTAGACGGATAATCATAAATGAGTGTTGGTACTTTACTACTGCCTATTATTTTAGTCATGGCCACATCTAGTGTAGCACGATTTACAGTGTTGCTGTAACCGGCTGCCACTTTTGTGCCCGATACCAGATCGTCGCCACCACCACCAAACAAGCCACCAATTGCGCCCAGTCCACCGAGGTCGCCCAGGCTGGCCAAACTGCTGAAATCACCAAAACTGCTTAACAAACTGCCAACATCGGCTCCGCCCAATAGATCACTGGCCAAATTGGTCACATCACCGCTTAATAATCCATCCAATATGCTGGTGGCCTGACTGCCTAGGTCACTGACCAAATTGGTCACATCACCGCTTAACAATCCATTTACCACGCTACCGGCTTGACCACCTAATAAATTGCTAGCGACGCCACTGGCACTGCCCAACAGATTGGTCACAGCACCGCTGCCTAAATTGGTCAAGCTGGCAAGATCAAAGTTTCCTAGATTGGATAACGCCGCACCAGGGTCACTGAAAAGGCTGGCAAATTGTCCGGCTTTGCCGGTAATGTCAAGATTGCTAGTCAGACTGGTTATACTTTGACCTATGTCACCGGGAAGAGCGTTCAATAGATTACTGCCAAGATTGAAAGTTCCGGCGGCTGGACTGATGATACCGCCTAGAAGATTTTGTGCATAGTCGGTTGCTTGAGTGGCAAATCCTCCTGTGAGAGCAGAAAGTCCGCCCGAACTCAACTGACTCCAAGCGGCTGTGGCTTCTGTGCCAAATCTACCGGCATTGGTTACAAGTGCTCCTACATCACCCAATGCTGTGTCGGCCAAGTTACTAGCAATATTCAAACTTGAACCGGCATTTTTAAATATATCAATTGCGCCCGACGTAATAGATCTAGTATTGGTCAATGGGGTGGATAACAACGAAGCCAATGGAGTTCCTGCCAATGCACCCGACACTGATGCAGGAACCGATAAACTGATGCCAGTTGCTGCTCCCAGACTCGAAACTGTCTGTAGCCCGCTTTGTGTGAACACCTGTCCCACGCTGGCAGTGATGGCCTGTGTGGTGGAGGGATTGATAGCACCAGCCGATACCAACCCGTCGTAACCGTTTTGCAATAGAGTGGTCTGTGCGTTGGTTTGCAAGCCAGTATTGGATAAAAAATCCTCGGCCGAGTTTACTCCTTTGAATCCTGTCCATATACCAGGCGAACTTAGCACTGCTGTCAATGGCGCTGGATCAAATATAAATCGTTGCCAAGTTCCGGGCTTGACATAGCCGGCTTGTTCTAGTTGTACACAACTCAATCCATACTGCCCAACACCCTTATCATCGCTCATCTGGTCACTGGGTTGATCAACCAAATTGGCAATTTGAGCTAAAATTCCCTGTACTTGCGAACTGTTCAGTGGCCCAATAGCATTAGGGGCCAATTCATCTGGGTTGGCCCTGACCAGATCTCCCTGTCCAATTGGACGAGTTAATGGAGTATTAATTAAAGCCGGCACTCCGGTTGACGTGGGTATGTTGTTGATAATGGATAAAATTGTGCGTGTGTCAACCCCGGCTGTGCCACGATCTAGTCGACTAAGAGCAAATTTAGTAACAGCAGTTGCGGTACTGGTCAATGTTTGTCCCGGACTGTAGCCCACTAATGCACCGGCTGCTACCTGCCCGTAGAATATTAAATCAGCTTGTAGCTGTGTAGTGCCGTTGGGAGCTGTCAACCTAAAGGTTGATCCGGATGGAAGGGTATACGTGAATACACTCATGATGTTTTTGTGATACTTACTCCAACAGGTAATTCGGGTGCATCTGGTGGCGGGCTGGGTTGTCCTGCTTGCACGATCGTGGTTGGATTGTCTACACCTTGGTTGTGATAGGGATACGGCTCGTGTGTTGGAGCGCGAGTAACAATACTTTCAGTGCCAGTTGGGCTCACTTGCCACCCGGTGCTGGGATTAAATTCTGTATTGGGTTGTAGATACTTGGTTATGCCTTTGGGTGTGCTGGCTGGCAGGCCAGGACCACTGTTGAGCAACAGTAATGTGCCACTGAGGGTCAGTACGCCACCGGCACTCCAACTGCCCAGGGTGCTTTTGATTGCCAATGATCCACCACTTTTGATTGCCATGCTGCCTTTGCCGTAAAGACTGAGTTTGCCTTTGCTGCCCAGATCAGCATCGCCATCACTTTGTACACTGGTACTGGTCTTGCTTTTGAGATTCATGCTACCGCCAGCATAGATGTTGACATCTTTGTCGGCATGTAGGTTTATTGTGCCTTCGGTACGCATGTTTATGCTGTTGGTGCTGTACACATCCAGTGTGCCTTCTTGTCCCAGTTCTACCCAGGTCTGGCCATTGGCGTGACAGATATAAAAACAGTTGCCATCGTCACTCATGGTAATCTGATGGCCTTTGCTGGTGCGTATACGGATCAAGTTGTCAGAGCCATCCAAGGCACCATCATCCATGACCAGACTGTGTCCACCACGGCGACCTATGACTGAAATTCCTTTGAGGGTTTGTGCATCCAGAGTTTTGGCATCGGCAGTATCGCCCAGACCGCCCTGATAGATAGCACGACCCGGGGTGCTGATTCCATAACAGTTGCTGGGGCTTTCTCTTTGGGCACTGCTGGCTATCGAACCGCGTATATTATCATTGTTTAGGCCTTGCTGGAACATGACTGCGGCCACGTAACTGTGTACCGGTTTGGGTTCGTTGTAAAAAGTCGGGCTTTCACTGGTTTTAGGATTTTCTGGACTGTTGTTTATTTCTGTGACCGGTAAGCGTGTTGAATTGCCCAGGTAGCTGGCCTGACTGGCATTTTGTGTGCTAGCTTCACTGCGAGACACCGATCCAATGGCTGGAATCATACGAGTAATGCCGTCTGTTGGAATGCAACCTATATAATAACCGTTGCCGGGATCGTCGTTGACAAAAAAACAAATGACCTGGGTACCAACGTCAGGAGTAGTAAACCACATGCCGTAACTTTGTTGATTGCCATCTAAAAATGTTCCGGTACCTGCACTGCCACCCTTGGGGGTAGCACCATAGAACGGTGTCACATAACTGACCCATTTCCAGGCCTTATCGTTGTTTTCGTCGTAGGCTCCAAAAGCCTCGATGTAGACTTGTAAGCGACCCATGCGGGTAGTATCAAGGTTGTTCTTTACTATACCAATATAAGGTCCTCCTGTACCAGGAGTTCCACCTCGATCTTGATCAAAAGTGCTCGGAGTTCCGGTGCTGCGTTGATAATTTTGTATACCCATGTATTTTCCTTATTGGCTATACCCGTTAGGATCTAACGGATTGATAGTTGTTGTGCTGTCGTATGCATTTGGATTTAATAATGCTGCTCGTCGAACAGCTGCACTACGAGGACTACGATAGCCAACAAATGCGTTGTTTTGTGTGCTAGATCCTACTATACCAGCCAATGCAATTTTGTTGGCCACATCAGGAGTGTTTGTAGTGATTCCAGGAGGCGCTATCTTTTGTTTAGCACCGGGTCTCGCAACCTGTTTTTTTGCAACCACTTGATTGGGTTTATTTTCAATTAACAATTTTCCTTCTATCTCCTGTTCAAACTTTCCTCTGCTGAAAAAACTACGGCATTCGGTGGCTATGTATGTATTGTTGGTTCTTGGTCGTCCTTGCGTATCGTTGACATTCATTATTCCAGTAGAAAAATCATAATCTTGCGGTTGATTCCAGTTGATGTCAAAATTGACCATTTGGCTGTCGTAGTTGATGCTGCCGTCGGCGTTAAACGGATTAAAGGTAAAAGTTTGAGCATTTACTCCCGTGACGATCGTTCCCTGTTGCATCCAGGCCGGATCTCCCACTATACGCACTTTGGCCACAGCAAAATCACTGGTGCTGTATAAAAAATCCGCGGCGCTGTCTGGAGCCTGATTGGTATAAGTTCCGGTTTGTTGACCAGTTTTTTGCGTGGTAGTGGGCAGGGCTGTTTTGCTATACTGATCTCGATACTTGGTGGTTATTTGATTTTGCTGTACTTCCGTTCCTTCGCCACTTAATATCAATCTGTAGAGTGCATCGTATTTTTGTTCAAAGCTGAGAATCTGTGAGTTTTGTCCGGTAAACCAATAATTATAACTCTTGTGGCTTCCACGATATTTGCTGTCGGGAAAATATTCGCTGGCCATTTTGGTTATGGCATATGGTGTTATCAAGAACTTCATACGGTAAGCAAAATCATTGCGTTTGGTATCGTGGCCCAGGCTAGTGGCCTGTACCGTGACATTGTACCAAGTGACTATACCGGTTCCTGTACCGTTGCTGGCTTTGGGTTTTTGTGTGATTGCATCAACCGTGGTATTGGCCTGCTCTCGCACATAATCGCTGCCGCGCATGATCTGATCGATCAGTTGTACTATCTGTGTTCCGGCCTGTATGTCCCAGTTTTGACTGTTGTTGTTTACTGGTACAGTGTTAGGGTCCAGTGCCTGGCGTGCTGTGGTAGCGTTTTTACCAGCGGTTTTTGATCGATCGGTGCTGCCGGGATTTTTGACTTTTTTGGCACCCAAGGTGTCGGGCTTAAATTCAAATTCGTAAATGTCGGCAATGTCATATTGTTTTCTTTTGACCAGATCATTTTGATAAGTGTTGAGGGCCTCGGCCAACCCAGTGAACATGTATCCGTTGTTACCGGTAGGCGCTGCTGGGGCCTTGGGCGGAGATTGTGCTGGATCGGCAGTGCTCGGAACTTGTTGAGATCTCCTGCTGTTTTGATCTGGATATTGATCGATATTTGGACCATCAAAATTACCAAAAATACTTCCTTTGACTCTGTTTTGAGCATAAGGGTTGTATCCATTAGGGTATCGACTGGAATTTTGTGTTTTGTTTGTGATATCAGCCATGGTTAGAACATTCCTCCAAACGCATAAGGCAAAGTTGTTGCCGCGACGCCGGTTGTGGCAAGACTTCCAGTCGGGTCAAGTTCTGGATCACCAGAAGGTGCCGGTGGAATGTTAGTGCCAGGCGGTGTGGCACTGGGTACACGACCGTCTTGCCGTGGTTGCAGCCTAGACTGTGCTGATTTACCTATTAGCAGATCCTTGACCGTGGTTCCTGATAATTGGAAGTTGAAAGGAATAGTACCCCGAGCCTGTCCAAAGCCTGCGGCCTGTCCAGTGGGTATGCCTTCAACATGATATTCTATTCCGCGACTGTTGGCACCCGGGGCCATGGCAAACTTGATATCACTCAACAAGAATGGGTAGATTTTTAGCACGACAGCATTGACATCATTGGGTACGCCGACTAGATTAGGCGTGTTGTTCACGGAGTATCGGCCTTTGAGCGGAGCTTGAAGATTGCCATTTACATCATATCCGTAAAACTTGATTGTCAAACAATAGTGGGCCTGTATGTAGTTTGGGGTACGACCCGGCGCACGGCTGTTGGTAGGCGGCGACAAATTATTGTTTGCTAGATAGGCAGCCGATTGCTGGGCAAGACTACCGCCGACGTCAAGTTCGGGCGAGTTAGACCCTATGCTGTAAATGCTGTTCACTGCTGAATATAAATTATCTATCAAGGTCAGTCCATTGGGCTCAACCACTTTGAATTTGATGGAATTGGCACAGTGTGCCATGTGTGTTCCGCCCAACGGAAACAAGCTGTGTATTTCCAAATCGTCTAGGTAGTAGTCAACAGGAAAAAATTGACTGCGTGTAGGAGGAGCAGTATTGCTAACTGTGTCTGTGTTTTTTTGTAGGGCACTGTTTAACGGAATTCCACCGCTTTGCATCAACAGGCTCCAGGCTCCCACGCTGCGTTGTGCAGAATTGACCAAGGCGTTATACTGCTCTTCACTCAATAGATACCAACTGATCTGATAGGTATAGCTGGCATAATCATCAAGGATGTTCGGCTGTGTGTAAATTCTTTGATTTGTGCTGGTTTGGAAAGTGGCATTGATGATGTCTTTGGTGGTGTTGCCGGTGATGGTGGCTCCATCTCCATTGCCGGCGCCCACACCGGGTTGGGTAGCTGCTAAGGTGCCAGTTATATCAAGTTCGGGCGAGTTGGCCCCTATACCGGCCAGGGCATTGATGTCGTAGGGTGGTGTGGCCTGACTTTGTGCCAAGGTTATTGTTTTGGCATTTAATCCGCTGTCGGTAGGTATGACGCCGGCTGCCTGCAATCGGTTGTTGGTGGCCAGCAAATCTTGTGCCTGTGGATTTGACAGCGGAATACTCAACTGCGAAGTGTCTATTATCGCAGACGTTGGTGGATTTTGCGCCACTGCTCCTTCGGTCTTGGCCGCCTGATTGTTGACGGCGACCGAACCAGCACTGTCTTGAGGTTGAGCAGCGGGTTGTCCGCCCGCAGCAACAACTGCTTGTAAACTATCTATGGTGAGTTGGAAATATGCGGCTAGATTTTTATATTGCAGGTACGGAGTTAGTCCATCAATGTATTGTCGTGCTTGCTCTACAGTCATTCCCCCAGCTTCGATGGCTTGATTTGCCGAAATAGCTAGAATCTTTCCTTCTTGTGCGCTCATGTCTAGATCCCCAGCACAGTTTGTAAGGTATTGATGTTGGGCAGATATATCTGTACCCCGGCGGCAAAATCCAGGGGTGGTCGAGTCAAGGTATTGGGATTGCGTTGATAAAACACCCACCACAAGCGACTGTTGCTGTACAAATCGTAGGCCAACAAATCGGGTCTGTATTGATAAGTTGAATTGATATTGAATAATATATCGTCAGTCAATGCCGGAATAGGCCTATTGGTCATGGTATCTAAAAAGAACTGACTGTATCCGGTAAGATAATACGGGCTGGTTACGTCATAGGTGGCCATTACCAGAATCCTCCTCTAAGTTGATTTCCATTGGCAAAACTTTGTAAATTAAATTGCTGACTGACCTGTGTGCGACTCTGTATCGGGAACAAGGTCAGCACTATGTCCATCTTGGTCGGCACATAGGTTGGATTGTTGGTGGCAGGACCTTTGGGAGCCGGAACAGCGGCTTTGCCGCCCTGAGGTGTGGGGAACAGTGTACCGTACAAACTGGACACCGAAGAAGCCAAGCGCGACACCGATGCCAATTGCGGATTGAGTGTGTTGGTCTTGGGCCGCAAGGCATTTTGATTCAGTTGCAGGTTGTTGCTGCTGCCGGCACGTATATAATCTACGTCAGCCGGCAGAGTATAGTTGAACTGACTGACCAAGACTGGATGTTTGTTGAACTGGTATTCGCCCAGACCGTTGAGATAACACACCGGAGGTGGTGATCCCACGTTTGGACTCTGTCCATAAAACATCTTGGTCACTGAGCGGAAAAAGTGTATGACTGCTAAAAGATAGTTGGCCTCGTAGGTGTTCTGTGCGGTAAAGGTGGCAGTTATGGTCAACGCATCAGTGTAGCTGTTTTGATAAAAGTATCCACGATAGTTGCTGTGCGTGAGATCGTAGCTGTTGTAATTGGCCCGATAGCTGGTGGTAATTTGTGGTGTATACGGAAATATCACACCGTTGGTAGGTGACAGATAGGATAATATTCCAGGTTCAGCAGAATTGTAGAGATAATTGCTGTTGTCGGCCAGACTCAATCTCAAACGCCAATCTTGATTGTTTATCTGTCGCTGTTGAGTGATATATGCCTGTTGTTTTTGAGCTTCTTTGACCTTGGCGGCTATTCTGCCTTGATCGGCCAGGGCCTGTGTGGCCGGTTCTACAAAATCACCACCTATGTATACCGGATCGCCTCTTTCGTTTAATGTCCAGCCCGGAAGGAGATTGCCTTCTTCATCGTAGGCTTTGGCCAGTGTGACATAAGGATCTTCGCCGGCCGCTTGTGGTTGTGGCACTGGTGGGGATGATACTAGACTTTGTTGTAGATCTGCTGTTTCTTGAGCGGTGGCCTTGTCTGGCAAATTACCGGCAATTATAGCACCGGTATTGGGGTCAACTACGTCGTACAATTCGGTGACGGCATTGTAGCTGACCGCATAGTATGGTACTGCGGCAGGTGAAGTATCAATTCCGCTGATTTGATCGGCTACTGCCGGCTCTTCCACTGGTACTGGAGCAGGCGCTTTGTCGATCGAATCTTCAGAAACAGTCGTAGTTGTGTTGTTAACTGGGGAAGGGGCCGGGGGTGCGGCTTGTCCGCGAAGTACCGCGGCCTGATCGTTGGCCAGCTTTGCTATTTGATCTCTAATTGCAGCAGCAGCCACACTGTTAGGATCTAACTGTGCAAGCGCAGATTGTAATGCTTGTATATTTGCGAGATAACTATCGGCCATGGGTTTTCCTGTATACAATATTTACCAAGAAAATAAACCACCCACTTAATGATTGAGGTTGACAATACTCAAAAGTGTTGTAAAATAAATACACTATCAAGGAGACGTATATTGGCCACGACCATACCAAAAACCCCAGCAAAAATAAATTATCTCAACAACAGAGACATCTTAAAAGAAATACACCTAAGCAAAAACACCTACTGCGCCTACCGAGATCCTGTGCTAGATCATCAATACGATATAATCCTGCCCACAGTATTAAAAATCAATCAACGCACTGTAGCCGAAGCCAGAAGAAACAGGGCCGATCGTATCAAAAGAGAAACTGGGCAAATTGTAGATCCGGTCAAAATTGCCAACACTGATCTAGTGTTCCGTGTGACCTGTTGGGAACACATACCCATGGCACCCAAAAAGATACCAAAGTCGGCTACCAAAAAGAAACGGATTGACGAAATATTTGAACTGGAACTGGAACCCGAGGATCCCTTGGCTGAACTGATCGAAGAGCCGGTGTTGAGTCCGGTGCACGTGAGATTGAACTTTCCTCCGTTCTATCACTACAGAATTGATGAAAATAAGGAACCATACCTGGTGGGCAAGAGTCACTGGATGGGTGATTTAGAATATGGTGAGTTCAGCAAGGATCACGGCACCATGACTAGAAAACTGGCCACCATGTTCATGAAACTGTGTGAACGCTATGCCACAAGATCAAACTGGAGAGGATACACCTACAACGAAGAAATGCGTGGACAGGCCCTGTTACAGCTGAGTCAGATCGGCCTGCAATTTGATGAATCAAAATCGCAGAACCCTTTTGCGTATTATACTGCCGCCATCACCAACAGCTTTACCAGGATCTTGAATCTGGAAAAGAAAAATCAAAACATCAGAGACGACATATTAGAAATGAACGGTCTAAATCCCAGCTGGACTAGACAAAATGCTGGCAAACGGAATCCGGATCATGTTGCCGGAGAGGTTGTAATCGTAACAGAAGAGTAGTATACTAACAGGATGACAAATCTATTCCGCAAAGCAGCTATAATGACCGATATACACTGGGGCTTGAAAAGCAACAGCATAGTCCATAATAGAGATTGCGAAGCGTTTGTTGATTGGTTTATTGCCAAGGCCCGAGAAGAAGGTTGCGAAACTGGCATGTTTCTGGGCGATTGGCACAATCATCGCGCAAGTATCAATTTACAGACCTTACAGTTTAGCCTAAGAGCCTTGGAAAAACTCAGTGCCGCATTTGATCAGTTCTACTTTATTCCTGGTAATCACGATTTGTATTATCGAGATCGACGTGACATACACGGAGCCGAATGGGCCCGGCACTTGCCTAATATTGTGATTGTAAACGACTGGTTTGAACGAGACGATGTGATCATTGCTCCGTGGCTGGTCGGAGATGATCACAAACGCATACCCCGTATGACGGCCCGATACATGTTTGGACATTTTGAATTACCGCATTTTAAAATGAATGCCATGGTGGAAATGCCCGACCACGGTGAGATCCGTGTGGATGCATTTGGCGGAATCGAATCGGTCTACTCAGGGCATTTCCACCTGAGACAAAGCAAACGGAACGTAAACTATATCGGCAATTGCTTTCCGCACAACTTTGCCGATGCCGGTGATGCCAATCGTGGCATGTTGGTCAAGGAGTGGGGCCAGCCCGATCAATACTTTAGCTGGCCAGGTCAGCCGTTATACCGTGTGTTGAAGTTGAGCACAGTGATTGATCGTGCTCCAGAACTATTGGCCGCCAACATGCATGTGCGGGTAGAGTTAGACATAGACATCAGTTACGAAGAAGCCAACTTTATCAAGGACACATTTGTACGAGATTACAATCTGCGAGAAATGGCCTTGATACCAGTCAAAAGCACCGCCGTAGACACCGACATGGCACCCGGCGAAATCAAATTTGAAAGTGTGGATCAGATCGTGACCGATCAGCTGACCAATATCGAAAGTGAATTTTACGATCCCAAACTATTGTTAAAAATATATCAAAATCTATGAAATTTCAAGATACCAGATTCTGGAAAAATTATCAACAATATGATCGAATAGTCGAACACTCGTCGATGAGATCAACGGTTGATGCGATTGCATATTGGAGACTGTTAAACTACTTTGAGTTTAAAACGTTTCTTGAAATTGGGTGTTATCAAGGATTGACTACTGGATTATTTTTTGAATCCAACAATAATGCAAATGTTGTCGGTGTTGACCCGGTCAATCGATTGGAGTTATTTTATAAAAATTATCCTGAATTTCAAAACCAATTTACATTTATAAATCAAAAAAGTCAAGATATAGAACTTAATAGCCATTTATACGATTTTATTTTAATTGATGGAGACCATTCTTATCAAGCTGCCAAACAAGATATTTTTAAATTTTTTAAATGTTTAAAAAATACGTCGGTGTTGGCGATTGATGATTTTAGAATGCCCGAGGTTGCTCGAGCAACAGAAGACCTGTATAATTTAAACAACAATTGGGTTCCTTTTTTGCAAGCTGAACAAACTCAATTTTGGCACCATAGGAGTGTTGAACGAGGAGATTTTTTAGACTCACTTTTAACTGATCCAATAAAGAATTTTATTTTTGTTGAAAATATAGTTGATCACCACGGCAATAGTATATGCTCGTTAAAAACGTTGCCGATATTCACTGATTTAATTGAATATTTTGATATGGCTTTAAAACACTATAACATATGATTCATATAAAAAATTTAACTGTTAAAAACTTTATGAGTGTGGGCAATGCCGCACAGGGCATTGACTTTGATCGTAAAGATCTTACCCTTGTGCTGGGTGAGAACTTAGACCTAGGTGGCGACGGTAGCCGTAATGGCACCGGCAAGACCACAATCATCAACGCACTGAGCTATGCCCTATATGGGCAGGCACTCAGCAATATCCGTAAGGATAATCTAGTAAACAAGACCAATAGCAAAAACATGCTGGTTAGCCTAGACTTTACGGTAGGATCGCAACAGTATAGAATTGAGCGAGGTCGTAAACCCAATGTGCTACGATTCTTTGTCAACAGTCAAGAACAGACAGCCACAGACAATGCCCAAGGTGATAGTAGAGAAACACAAGAGGCTATCGAACAGACCTTGGGACTTAGCCACGACATGTTCAAACACATCCTGGCCTTGAACACTTATACCGAACCGTTTCTCAGTCTTAAAGCCAATGACCAACGCACCATCATCGAGCAGTTGCTGGGCATTACCATGCTGAGTGAACGTGCTGATCGTATCAAGGAGCTTAACAAGGAAACCAAAGATGCAATACAGCAGGAAGAATTCCGTATTCGTGCTGAACAAGAGGCCAACAAGCGTATAGAAGAACAAATTGCATCACTGAAACGCAGACAAACACTTTGGGTAGACAAACATGACGAAGATATCCTGGAACTTGAGAAAGCCCTTAAGGCGTTACAGAATATACAGATTGAAGTAGAAATCCAGGCGCACAAAGATCACAAGGCATGGGATCAAAAGCGCAAGGATATCAACGAACTATCAAGTCAGATCTCGCGAGTCAAACTGGACATCAGCCGGGAGGACAAGTTGGTCGCCAAACTATCAAAAGAAATTGAGACGCTTGAAAACCATGAATGTCATACGTGTGGTCAGGCCTTCCACGATAGTAAGCACCAACAAGTTATGTCGGCGAAACAGAGTGATTTGGAAGCGGCAAGAACAAGCTGCCAAGAACATAGCACCCTCTTATCAGAATTGGAGACTGCCCACACGTCCTTGGGCACGTTAGGCAAGCCGCCCAAGATGTTCTATGACAAAGAGTCAGATGCTATCCAACATCAAACTACCTTGTCCAGTCTGGAGCAACAAATTGCTAGTAAACAAACAGAAACAGATCCATACGGCGAGCAAATCACTGAAATGCAACAGCAAGCACTCCAAGAGGTTACCTATGACGCACTTAATGAGCTTACTCGCTTACAAGAACACCAAGACTTCTTGCTCAAGCTACTCACTAGCAAAGATTCATTTATCCGTAAGAAAATTATTGAACAAAATCTCAGCTATCTAAATGCTAGACTAACACACTACCTGGATCGTGTAGGTTTGCCACACACAGTGGTATTCCAGAATGATCTTACTGTCAGCATCGAAGAGTTGGGCAGAGAGTTAGACTTTGATAACTTGTCTAGAGGAGAGCGCAATCGACTAATCCTGAGTATGAGCTGGGCGTTCCGCGATGTGTTTGAAAGCCTGTATCAACCCATTAATTTGTTGTTTATAGACGAAATGATTGACAATGGGCTGGACACGCAAGGTGTAGAAAGTAGTTTGGCGTTACTAAAACAAATGAGTAGAGAACGTCACAAGAGCATATGGCTAGTAAGCCATAGAGATGAACTGGCTGGCCGGGTAGAAAATATCCTACGTGTGGTCAAAGAAAACGGCTATACCAGTTATAACACGGATGTAGAAATTGCTTAACTACAAAACTGTGCATTTTGAGCTTAGTAGCAAATGCGTATTAAAATGTCCGCGATGCCCTAGAACTGAATTAAATTTAGACGGTTTGAATCAAGAAATTACTCTTTCTGCCTTTGTGTCTGGGTTTCCTGTAGATACTATTAATAAAATTGCAACTTTTTTGTTTTGTGGAGACATAGGCGATCCTATCTATGCTACAGAATTTTTAGAAATTATCGAATACATTAAAAAGAACAGCCAGAGTCGGGTAAAGATTGTTACCAATGGCAGCTACAAAAAAGCAGAGTGGTGGCAACAACTAGGCAACTTATTAGATTATAACGATCAGGTTACGTTTAGCGTTGATGGGTGGGACGACGAATCCAATAACAAATATAGAATTAACAGCGACTTTGACAGTATTGTTCTTGGTATTAAAACGTTGCGAGCTGCCAGTGAATGTTTAATCCAGTGGTCAACTATCTATTTTGAATTTAATCAATATCGCGTTGACGATATAAAACAACTTGCTCGGTCGTTAGGATGCAACCGATTTCAAAAAGTTAAAAGTTCAAAATTTGATGGTCGGTATATGGCAGGGTCTACTGATCCGTTGAAGCCCAGTAATACGCTAGTAGCAAATACCCTAGTCTACGAAACCGATGTAGAAATATTGAATGCAGGTAAGTATGTAACAATCATTCCCGAAACACCAACGTTTCCGCATCCGTGGGCACGTTGTTTAAATTACAAAAAAGATTTATTTGTAGGTGTCGACGGGTTAGTATCCCCGTGTCCGTGGTTCAACAATGGATATCAGGATAATAGTTTTATAAAAGAAAATCGTGATCAATTGTCTATCAAATACAGATCTTTTTTTGAAATAATAAATGATGTTCCTTTATGGAAAAAACTTATAGACAGTTTTGACAACAATCCTTTAGAGGTTTGTCAATTAAAGTGTAAAAATGGCTAACAGTAAAATATTTTGCGGAATTCCGTGGTATGAACTCAATATTAATAACGATGGAAGTTTTGATCTGTGCGGCTGTCAAAATGACAAAATTTTAGGAACAGAGCTAGGACAACACTGGAACATTAAAAAATTTCCAATTTTAGACTATTGGAACGGCGAACGTATGCGCGAAGCTAGATTGCGTAAGCTAGGCGATGTTTCTGACTCGATGTGTCAGATGTGCCAGAATAAAGATTCCGTTGGTTACGAAAGCACACGCCGTAAAGAAAATATTAAATCAGTAATCTTTTTAGATGCATTTGAACGTAGTTTTGTTCAGAGCCCTAACTATCATAGATTTAAATATAGCGAAGATAATCAAGGATACACACAAACAACTCCACATAGTTTACATATTAATCTAGGTGACGTTTGTAACTTTGCTTGCCGTATGTGTAATCCGTGGGCTAGTAGCAAACTACAGCACGAGTTTAAACAACTTAATTGGGTTGACAAAAACGAAAAGTTTGGACATTGGACTGATGATCCTATTAGCTGGAAAAACTTTGTTGACTTCTTAGACACTAATGGCAATGGCATTCGAGTCATACACGTTATTGGTGGCGAAGTAGCACTAATGCCTAAGTTTGATTGGCTAATTGATTATTTTGTTGATCGTGGGTTAGCCGCAACAGTTAACTTTAGTTTTACAATCAACGGAAGTCTTGATCATACAAGATATTTTGATCGTTTGAGTAAATTCAATCGTAGCGAAATTGGTATTAGTATCGAAAGCGTTGGTCCTATGGGCGACTACATACGCCAAGGCGGCAATATCAAACAAATCCTCAAAAACATCGAAGGACTTAATCAACAACGTCCTGAGAATATGGCCTTAGTCATTCGCACAGTGCCTGGTATGTTAAGTTTACCAGATTATGCAAAGTTAATTGACTGGGCGTGGCGACAAGGTATTCCTATTGATAATAGTTTGTTAGTGCGGCCGCAATGGCAACTAGGCACACTACTACCGGACTCAATCAAAAAACAAATTATTCGAGACGTGCAACAAATACTGGACAAGATCCCAGGCGAAGCTGACTCACAACTAATTAATCAAAAAGATCCAAATAAAATTAATGCTAGTATTCGTAATGAGTGTGAAAGTATAATAAAGTATGCGCAAACGCCTGGACCCGACAATGCGGACGAATTGCTGGCTAAATGCGCCGCTAAGTTAGACCAATGGGATAAATTAAAATCTATTAATATTAAAAATTATTCTGTTGAACTGTATGAACTATTAAACAAATATGGATATTCGGGTGCGTGACGTTAAACTAGATATTACTATGGAGCCGGTGTTCTGGCAAGCTCCACCTGATATTCGTGTTGAATTTAATCGAGAGATATTGTTCAGCGGATCGTTAGATGAAAATAAACAGTTTGGTTGGACATTACCAGCAGAAGACATAAATCGTTTAAGTGTATTTTTAACAAATAAAACAGATGCCGACTGTCAAGGCGACAAAGACAAAGCAGTGATTATTAATAGTGTTGGCGTTGAAGGGTTTCACTATGAAAGTTTTATGTATAATACACGCTATCGCCCTGATTACTCCGATGGCTATTACCACTATGCAAAAGAAAATAATATTACGGTAGAGCCAATTATACATTCAAACTATTTAGGATTTAGTGGCGAATGGTTTTTAGAGTTTACATGGCCTACGTTCAGCTGGATATACAATTTAGAAACCAATGGATTAGGATGGATTTATGAAAAAAATATATAATTTGCTAGTCTTGATAACTACTAATCCATGGTATGGCTGTATGAAAACACTCAAATCGAAACATTACCCGAAGACTGCGTCGGGTTTGTCTATTTGATCACAAATAAGATAACCGGCAGAAAGTATATTGGAAAAAAATTAGCAAAATTTAGTAAGACAACGTATCGGGTAATAAAATTAAAGAACGGCAACAAAAAACGCAAGAAAATCCGAAGCAAAATAGATTCAGACTGGCAACTATACTATGGTAGCAACGATCAACTCAACCAAGACATCAAGAGCCTGGGTGCAGACAACTTCACAAGAGAAATATTATTTTATTGCAGATCACGAGCCGAATGCAGTTATA